GCGATGGCGACTTGTCCTTCCCGCACTTTGACCGTCACAACGGCCAAACAGCTAAGAAGAGGGCACTTACAAAGAATCGGGTGGAAAAAACGAGGGCCGATTCTGTAACGCTCCCAGCGTTACAAGACCGTTACCAGAGAAGAGAAGAAAAGAGTATATATAGCACAGTAGGTGGCGAGGCGGGGTTTGCGGTCGAGGAAGTCATCGAGGCAGGCAGGCGCGCCAGCATCCCCGAAGACGTTTGCCGGGCTTACCACGATGACCGCGAGGGCGCGGGATGGCTGGACGGCAAAGGCAGGCGCGTCTCGTCCATGCCGCATGACCTATCGGGATTCTGGCGCAAGTGGCAGTCGAACCGCAGTCCGAAGCAATTTGGTAACGGTGCGGTCAACGGCCACAACGGGAACCCGAAACCCGAAGGAGTGTGGCAGCTACAGCAGCGCATCGAGGCCGCGCAAAAGGAGGTGGATCGGATCTGCGCCAACCCGGCGAACAAGGAGGCCGTCCCTGACTCGTTCGACCGCAGGCTGCGGGCCGAGCCGATGGCGAAGGTGAAGGCGTTAAAGGCGTCGATATCGGAAATGCGGCAGCGGTTGGCTGGCGTGGAGGTGGCGGCGTGAGCGAAAGTCTGCGCGCCTATATCGCCGCCCGTGGCCTCGACGCCCGGCTGACGATGAACCTTCTGCAAGACCACGGAGTGATCTCCGACAATGCCGTGAGCGTGGCGGATGTCGGAAACGGCGGCGAGTGTATTGGCTGGCTGGAAAAGCGCGACACGCGGCATTTGCGGGTCAATGAGATGGCAAGGAGGGCGGCTTAATGAAAGACATTCACGGCAACGCATTGACGGCTGGCGACACGGTGCTGGTTTACGCGCAACGCTACGAGCGGGTGCGGGAGGCGGGTGGCGTGTGGGTGGTCAATCAAACGCGGCCCTTGCCCGTTGCCGATGTTCCGATGGCAAAAGGCCGAGTCGTTTGGGACGAGGACTTGCTCGCGTGGATGGTGCGTTACGAGTGGACGTGCGAAACGTGGAGTGGCAAGGCGGCAGCGCCAATGGGCGGGGGCGAGTATGCCTACGAGAAACTGAATGGGAGGGCGGCGTGAGCGAAGTCATCGAACACCAAGCCAAAAGCTGCAACGGCAAGATGAAGTATTTCAGCCGGGCCTCGGCCATCAGCTTCGATCCGTGGATGGACCCCTATATTTGCACGGTCTGCAATCAATGGCACTTGGCAACGCCGATGGGCAAGGGCTCGGTGGGCACGATCGAGGACGCCCTCCAACTGATTGCCCGGCGCATTGCCGCCCCACAGTTTGCCGAGAAGGTGCGCGAGATTTTGCCGCACCTAAGGCATGGCGCGGAATACCGCATCCGCATCACGCACAAGGGCGGGGATTACGCGGTGAGCATGTTTTACGAGCCGCACTACGAGAAAAAACTGAGGGCATCTTACAAGAAACTGAAATGACTATGATTGACACGAAACGCGCGCAAATGCTTGGAGGAGATCCAGCCGACAGAAAAGAGGCGTCCTATTGGCCGACGCACGAGGACAGACCCGAAGACATCTGGGCCGACGAATGGCTGGAGATGTGCCGGGCCTCCGAGGTGAAGGTTTGCCCTGATGCCGTAACGCACGGCAAGGCGGCTCTGACCAAGACCCTCAAGACCAGCGACAAGGACGGGCACAGGCTGGCGCAGCGGGAGGCCATCGTGCGCTTTCTTCAGCAAGCGCGGGAGGTATCGGCCTGTCCTGATCTGCAATACTTCGTCGCTACCTGGCAGGCGGCTTTTGAGCTTGAAGACAAGGACGAGGACAAGACGCAGACAAGCATCGCCAAGCAGTTCGGCGTCACGCGGGCGGCGGTCAGCAAGCGGGTGGTGGAGATAAGGAAGGCAGCTAACCCGGCGACCATTGCCCGAAGCCAGAAGAGCATCGAGGCCAGAAAGACTTACGCCCTGCGACAGTTAATCGTCGGGCAAACCAGAAAGAAAATAGACCTAACCAACCAACAGAAAGAGACAAACGACCTATGGGCACAGCATACAACGGCAAAGAACTAAGCAGCGTCAGCGTGGAGCAGATCCGCGCGCTATCGGAAAAGATCCACGAGGCCAAGGCATCGGCCATTGGCTCGATGAAAGAGGCGCTTGAGCTAAAGCACGAGCAAGGGCTTTTGCTGGTGCAGGCAGAGATGGAGCTTGGGGATGCGTTCGACGCATTTGTAGACGGGTTGGGCGAGCAGGGCATCGACCCGAATCTGGCGCGAGACAACTATCGGCTGGCAAAGAAACACAAGGATCGCGCCTCGCTGTTTGATCCTGCAACGGTGAAGCAACTGGTCTTGCGTGACTTTGCTCCTACTGTGCCGAAGCCTGAGACGGAGAAGACGGGCGATGTGCCTGCTTACACGATCACAGTGAGATTCAACATTGACCCGATGGATGCGGCGTTTCCTCGTGCGCGTTTCTTGGCTGAACCTCAAGTGCGGTCGCTGATACAGGCGGTGCAGGAACTCGAAGGCTAAAAGTAACCAACGATCACAGACAGCAGAGCCAACACAAAAGCAGCAACCAAGACTGCCCCAATCAAATGCACGGGGTCTTTCAGAGACATTTGATTGTCTGGCTTAAAGGCGTGACCGCAATGCGGACAGGCTTTTGCTTTCTTGGACACCGATTGCTTGCACGAACGGCACGGGAACAGGTTCATGCTCACAGCATAGCACACCCGCCCCCCGTTCGGGAGTCTTCTACGCGCATTGGACGCAAGTGCCCGAACCAGACCGACAAATCCGTGCGTGTTCACCAGCCGTTGACAGGGTGAACGGCACGAGTGAACGCCGCAGAAGTTTCCGTCCGTGAACAAGCCCGCCACGAAGGCGTCAGCCCGTCGCTAATCCATCGCTGGCGCAAGCGAGGGATGCCCGCCGACTTGGAGGGGGGAAGCCTGTGGCGCCAGCGCAACGCCGCCCGTGGCGGCAGTCGCCCCGCTGCGGCGCCCGTTGCCGCGCCGAGGGTGGAGACGCCACCCCCGCCGACCCCAGCCCCACAGGCTTCAGAAGAGCCCGAAGACCCGGACGCGACCAAGCAGGCCGTCGAGCTTGCCGAGCGCCCGGAGGAAATCGTCATCGGGGAACGCTCCTGCCAAGAAACACTCAAGGCGTTGCGGTCATCGCGCCAGTATTGCCAGAGCCGCATTGCCGCCTGCCACAAGCGCGGAGACGAAGCGATGGCCCGCCAGTGGGTGCAGACCCTTAACAACATCGTCTCCCGCCAAGCCGCGATGGAAGACCGCCTGCGCGACATCTTGGAGCGAGACGCCAAGACCATGAGCGTGGAAGCCGCCGAGCGCACCTACCGCCAAGTCTTTAGCGACCTTCGGCAAAAGCTCCTGGCCGCACCCGCCGCCCTCGCCGCGCAACTCAACCCGAATGACCCCATCCATGCCCAGGGGATCATGGAGAATTGGGTGCGCCTGCTTTTCAAAGAAACTCATGAAGGACAACGACAAGAAAATTGAACAAGTCGCCACGGCATCGCTGGTGCCGTATGCGAAGAACGCCAAGAAACACGACGCCGCGCAAGTTGCCGCCATTGCCGGAAGCATCCGCGAGTTTGGATTTAACAACCCCGTGCTGATCGACGGCGACAACGGCATCATTGCCGGGCACGGGCGCGTGCTGGCCGCGCACCAACTTGGCCTTGATGCGGTGCCGTGCTTGCGTCTGACGCACTTGAGCGACACGCAAAAGCGCGCTTACATCTTGGCCGACAATCGGCTGGCCGAACTTGGCGGCGGATGGGATGCCGAGATGCTTGCCGCCGAGCTTGAGTCGCTATCGGCAGAGGGGATCACGATGGAGGAGATCGGCTTTGATGCCGACGCGCTGGAAGAGTTAGGCGCGGGGCTTGATGACGAAGGCAACCCCGAAGCGGACGCCGAGCCGCAGATCGACAGGGCCGAAGAACTCCGCGCCAAGTGGGGCGTCGAGGCGGGGCAGCTTTGGGAGCTTGGGGATCATCGGTTGCTGTGCGGAGATAGCACGTCGGGTGCTGATGTTCAAAAAGTGATCGGAGAAGGCCGCGCAACCCTTATCCATGCCGATCCACCATACGGAATGGGCAAAGAAGCCGAAGGCGTTCTTAACGACAATCTCTACAAAGAAAAACTCGACGCCTTCCAAATGCAGTGGTGGAAGGCGTGCCGCTCAAAGGTAGAAGACAACGGGTCGGCTTACATTTGGGGGAACGCGCCAGACTTGTGGAGGCTTTGGTATCTCGGCGGCCTTGGAAACTCGGAGCGCCTTGAGTTACGAAACGAAATTGTCTGGGACAAAAAATCAATCCCTGGGATGGCTTCAGACTTAATGACGCAATACCCGGAAGCGTCTGAACGATGTCTGTTTTTCCAAATCGGACAGCAGTTTATTGGAAACATTAACGCTGACGATTTTCCGGAACAGTGGGAGCCCTTGCGCTCATACATGAGCAACGAAGCCGAGTCCTGTGGGCTTAGTGCAAAAAAACTGAAGCAGCTTTGTGGCGTCAGCATGTTTGGTCACTGGTTCACGCGGTCACAATTCACGCTGGTGCCTAAAAATCATTACGAGACAATTCAAATGGCGTATCCCGACAACTTCAAAAAAAGCTGGGCCCAACTAAAGACCGAGTGGGATTGCGTAAAAGGAAGCGGAAGAAAAGTGATCAATGGAAAGCTTGAGGGTATGCGTTCTTATTTTGATAACGCGCACGAAGCCATGCGTGATGTCTGGGAGCATGGGCGGGTTGTTGGAGATGAGCGCCACGGGCACGCCACTCCAAAACCAGTCTCCATGATATGCCGCTGCATAAAATCCAGCGCCCCTGTGGGCGGCATTGTTTACGAGCCGTTTCTTGGATCTGGCTCAACGTTGATGGCTTGCGAGCAAACAAGCCGTAAATGCCGCGCCATCGAGATCAGCCCCGCCTATGTCGCCGTGGCCCTGCAACGCTGGGCCGATGCTACGGGCAAGACGCCGAAGCTGGTGGCATGACGCTGACGCAACAACTCGACCGCAGTCTGCGCGATGTCTTTGCGCCTGTGGACACGCGCCAAGTCTGGCAATGGGCCGAGGACGAGATTGTCCTTTCCCGCCGCCAGACCGAGACGCCGGGGCCGTATTCAACCCTGCTCACCCCTTACGTCCGCGAGCCGTTGGAATGTTTCAGCGATCCGCGAGTGAGCGACCTTGCCCTGTGCTTCGGGTCGCAAACCAGCAAGACCACAGTGCTGATGATTGGCACCGCGTGGCGAATGGTTAACAACCCGTCGCCAACCATTTGGGTCATGCCAACCGAACACCTTGCCCGCAGCTTTAGCGAAAACCGCTGGCAACCGATGGTCGATGATTGTCGCCGCCTGGCATCATTGAAGCCGTCCAACTTCAACAAGTGGAAAGCGCTGGAAATGTTTTTCCGAGACGCCACGCTAACGATGGTCGGGTCGAACTCTCCCGCGTCTTTGGCATCGCGCCCTGCGGGGCTTCTTATCATGGACGAGACGGACAAGTTTGCTTTGCCCACCGCTCGCGAGGCCGGGGCCGTGGCCTTGGCCGAGAACCGCACCAAGAGCTACACCAACGCCCTGCGGGTCAAAGCCAGCACGCCCACGACGGGCGAGGGCGAAATCTGGCAGGCATTTACCGCTGGCGATATGCGGTATTATTTCGTGCCGTGTCCGCATTGCGGAACCATGCAGCGGCTTGTCTGGCCGCGTGTGCGATGGGCCGAGGAAGCGCGCAAAGAAAGCGGCGGGTGGAATTTGGAGATGGTCAAAGAGACGGCCTACTATGTTTGCGAATCGTGCGAGCAACCGATCAACAGCGGGCACAAAACCAAGATGCTACGAGAAGGCGAATGGAGGCCGACCAACCCCACGGCGCCGTCAGGGCGCAGAAGCTACCACCTCAACAGCCTGTATGCGCCTTGGAAGTCTTGCAACTTTGGCGAGCTTGCCGCGCAGTTCCTCACGGCCAAGTCAGGGCTGATTGGCTTGCAGGACTTTATCAATGGGGCGCTGTCCGAACCTTGGGAGGAGCAGGCGACCGACGAATCCCGCCCACTAACCGTTGGCGAATACAACCTCCGCGCCGAACCCGAAGAAGGCACCGCCCGCATCATGGCCGTGGACGTTCAACAAGACTGCTTCTACTTCGCCTGCCGCGCCTTTGCCAAAGACGGCAGCAGCAAACTCGTGGACGAGGGCCGACTCACCACCTGGGCGGATCTGGAATTTAAGGTGCAGGAACTTGGCCTCGACCAGCAACGCAACATCGGCGGCACGATGGCAAAGCTCGTGGTGGTGGACTCAGGCTTCCGCACCGACGAGGTGCTCGATGTCTGCCTCCGCAACCGCTACATCCCAGCCAAGGGCGAAGACCGCGCGGACGGCTACGGCGTCAAATTTGGCAAGACGCTCCGCAAAGCCATCTCCGTCCTCAAGCCGTATCGTCGCGGGTATTTCCTCATGCTGTTCTCGTCGCCCGCCGCGCAGGATGTGCTGGAATGGCTACGCGGCGGCAAAGGCCCGGCGTGGACGGTGGCCGCAGATGCCTCCGAGGAATACAAAGCGCACCTGGATTCGCACCGCAAGGTGGTCAAACGCTCACCGCTCACGGGGCGCGAAAACTACATCTGGAAGCAAGTCGGGCGCCGTCCTGACCATATGCTGGATTGCGAACTGATGATTCTGGCGCTGGCCGAATACGGCAACATCATCAAGCCCGCCGCGGCCGCGCCCGCCGATTGACATCCGATCGCGTGAGCAATGTCGCCACGCTCCTTTGTTTTCAGTGTTTGGGTCGCCAACAACAAAGACGCGCTGAAAACCGTCGCGGCGCTTGAGACGATCGCCGCCAACAATTTCACCGTGGCGAAAGAGGGTGGGCGCGTTCTCGTCAGCGCCTCGATGGGTGGCAAGTCCTACAGCTACAGCCTCCCGCCCGACCAGACCGCCGGCACCGTCGCCGAGCTTGCCTTCTACGCATGGAACCAGATCCGCAATCTGTCCAGCGCCGACCTCGAGCTCTGGCTGACAAGGAAGACCAGCAAGACCGCCATCATGGCCTTCAACTACCCGCTGCACTGATGAAACTCGCCGACCGCTGGAAACTTGTGACCAAAGCCTTCAGCCCGAAGGCGCAAAGCTACGATGCCGCGCGGCCTTCGATTCAGCGTCGATTCCCCTACAACGCCACAGCGACCGACAGCCACATCGACGTATCCGGCGCCGACCGCGAGCGGCTGATGAAGTTGTCCCGCTGGGTCTACAACAACATGCCCTTTGTCCGTGGGTTAATTTGCGAAAAGGCCCGATACGCCACAGGCACAGGCATCCGCCCGCAGGCCCGAAGCGGCGACGAGGCATGGGACAACGCCGCCGAAACTTTCTTTGAGCAATGGAGCCGCGTGGCCGACATCCAAG